TTCAAACGCATTGGCTGCTTGACTTACAGTAAGCGTGCCACTTCCAGAATCTTCTGGAGTCATGGTGTTTTCACTCATTTATTTTCCTATATTACCTCTATGGGAGGCGTACCAAATGTAGAAATATCTACAATATCTTAAATCGGTTCTCTGCTATTGCTTTACCTGCTGCAATAGCTTCAAGACTGCCGATTAATTCTTTTACTGCTGCTATCTTATGATAGGCATTTTCTCTAATTTCTACGTCAGAATGATTAGAGTTTATAATTGTTTCCATATGAACATCAATGATTGATTGCAATACTGACTTAAAATCGTCATCATTAATTATGTTCTGAATGTTTTGTATATTCATTAACTACCGTAAGGTGATTGTAAATCTTTAATGTCTTTAAGAGATGCCATTACTGATTTCATAGAATCACTTCTAGATTTTTCAGCTTGTGCTTGTGCATCTGCTTGAATTTTCATTTCTTGCATTTGCAATTCAAGTTGTTTACGAGTATTATCTAATTCCATTTGTTGACGTTCTAAATCAAGTTTAGCTTGTTCAGTTTGTGCTCTTAATTGAGCCTTCTCACGTTCAACTTGTGCCAAGATTTGTGTAGCTTGTACATTAGAATCTGGTTGTGGTGGTTGTGGTTGAGCTAATTGTTGAGCTTGTTCTGGTGAAATTTCATTTAAGAAACTAGAAGCATCCTTAAATCCAGCCATATGAATCATACGAGCTAGTGTATCACGATATTGTTTAATATTTACAAGTGGATTAGATGGTCCATAACCTTGTAATATTTGCTCTTGTTTGCCAAGAATCATTTGTAGTGTAGCAAGTTGGTCTGTTCTTGAACCATTACCCAAACCTACATTGATAGAAATACCATATTCTTCTGACCATTCACGAGGATTAAATGGAATGTATTTGCCAGTGATACGGATAGTTCTTTCTTGTTTTTGGTATTTGCAAAGCAATCTAAATATAGATTGGAATAGTGACTTAACACCTGTTTCTGCAAAGATACGAGCAATAAGTTCTAATTTACCATTAGCAGCAGATGACATTGTTGATACTGCTGTTGCTGTAGTGTTTTGTAAAGCATTTGGGTCAAGACCTTGTTGTGTATCAGATACACCTGTACGTTTAGCTTGAACATTATCTAAATACTCAAGCATTGGGAATGATTGAGCAGCATTAGATTGAACAGTTAATGGTACAAGTGCTGTTGGGTTCTTAATACGCACTACACCACCTGCTGTAGATGTCAATAAGTCATCAAGATTAACTTGACCTTCAACTGCACCTACTCTGTAATTGTTTGTTAGGTATAAATTGTCTAACATTTGACGTGTAATTGTAGACTTAATAAGTTGCAAGTCCATAGTTCTGTCTGCTAATGAGTTACCAAAGAATTTATGTGGTATTGGTAATGGGCAGATTGAATGGAATGGAATATAATCACAGTCTTCATCTGATAAAATTTCACTAGATGCGTAAACAATCTTACGAAGTTCAGCAACACCATCATTATTGTAATCTACTTTAATATAGCACTCATATACTTCACAAAGTTGCATAGAGTGGTCTTGTGACATCATATCTGTAGGTTGTTCACCACGAGTATAACGTGCAATACGTTCTGGAGAGAACTCTAAAGCATTTCCAGTAGCTAAACCTTCTACAACTTTAGGGTCAAAACCCATAGCAATTAATTCTGAACGAGTCATCATTTTACGATGTGCACAGAAACTAGATTCTTGAATGTTTCTAGCACGTTTAGAAATAATAAATTCTTCTGGTGGTACGTTTTCTACACGAACTGTACCATTTCTAATAGTTTTTCTTAATTTAACATCATGTGTAGGGATATTACTATTAGGATTTAAATTTTCATCAATGTTATCTTTAGTATCAACACTAATAATTTCTACTTCTGGGTCTTGCATGATAAGTGCAAGCTCATCATCTGTTAAACCTTTATAAGTTTCTTTAGTGATGTTTGTTTCATCATCCCAATATACTTTTACAACGCCAACTTTTTCTAAAAGTGCGTCTTTAAACCAATTATGCAATACACTAAAGCCATCATTGTCTTTATAGAATACATGATTAACATATGTAGTTGCTTGGTCAGCTAATGCTTCATCACCTTCTTTAACAGGTTCAAATTGAACAATATTTTCAGAAGATGTAAAGATACGAATAAGTTGTGGCAATGCACCATCAACAGCTTCTGCAACTTCACCAGTTACTACTTGAGATTTACCTTCTACTTCGTTACCATATGGTCTGCGTAGGTAATATTCTAGTGCTTGTTGTCTTTCTGCTGTGGTTTCAGATTGGATAAAGCCTAATGCACTCCAGATTTCAGAATCTAGAATAGCCTTTAGCTTACTTGTATCCATTATGTAGCCAGATTTTTTTACATTTGCCATTGTTATACTATCCAATTTGTGTTTACGTTAATAGGTCTGTTCCATTCTTCTGCAGGTGCGTCATCTAAACCTGTTGCAAGGTATCTAAAAGCGTCACTAGCGTGTGATGACCAATCATGTAATGGTCTATCATGGAAGACTGCTCTTTTCTCGTCATAGTGCCTACGATAGTTTCGTAGAGCATCTAATCCTTGTTTTGTTTTTGGGTCAAACCAGCATCTCGGAATTATTCGTCTAACAGCTTGTATGCCATCAGCAACATTAAAACGAGGAGCAGTAATAATATGAAGTCCAGCATCTTGCAAAGTCTCCTTACGAGATTTTCCAGTACCCAACTCACGAACTTCTACGTCATGCGGTAAAATATGCTCAAAGTGCATATAATCATTGTCTTTTAACCATTGAACGTAGTATTCAAGACCTTGACCATGATTTTCCATGTAGTCAATAAGACGAATTTCCTTACCAGTAAGCTGTGCTACCCAAATTGCAGTAGAATCAGACATACCCAAGTCCCATGCTGTGTAACTTCTACACAAATCATCTCGTGGAATCTCGCACATATGTGCTTTTTCTTCAATTTCGTTGATTAATTTAGAATAATATGAGCCTTCTACAGGAGAATTGAATGAACATTCAAATTCTTGCATGAATTTGTCATCACCCATCTCTAATTTTGCTGCTCTTAACTCTTCTTCATTCAAAAGTTTTGTATCAGAAGACTTAAATTCTAATAATTTCCATCCTTGACCCTCTGAAGCACGGTCTCGTAGTCCTCTAAAATGATTATTTCCCTTTGGAGTGCCCATTGCAACACAAAAACCTAGTCGGTCTGTCAATGCAGGACGAATAATGTCACTAAAAACAGAAGGATTTATGTTTCCTACTTCATCAATTACTGCACCATCGAGGTAAATACCACGAAGTGAGTCTGGGTTATCTGCACCGTATAGTGAGATACGTCTACCCATAAAATCAACGCGAAGTTCAGCAATGTTTACCTTTGCTCCAAGAGGTCTGGTATAGTTCACCAAGTAATCCCACGCAATTCTCTTGGACTGATTGTAGGTTGGTGCTACATATGCGTAACGTGGTTCTTTCTTTGTGCACGTTAAAGCACTATGTATAAGTTGATTAATGGCTGATACAGTTTTTCCCATACGTCTGTGTGCTACCACTACTACAAAGCGATTATCTTTTACCGCTTGGTGTATTAGTTTTTGAGGGACTCGTGGTCTATAACCTGTATCTAATGTTTTTGTTTGCGACTCCATATAGGGTCATCGCCTCCTAGTTTATTTTTTTATGCTAGTTCCGTTACACATAGTGTTGAAGCTGCTACAGTTGCATCTTTAATGTAAGCAATCTTATCACCTGCATTAACTTTAAATATACCTACAGAGTTTGTAGGAATCATCATGCTTGTTGTAATTGATGCTGTTGGTGTTGAACCAAATGAAACATGGCAATGACCAAGTGAACAAGAAACTCTTACTAAAGTTGTTCCTGTACCAAATGCTGTTGATGCTGCTGTCGTATTACCTACTGAAAATACTTGTGATGTACTTGGTGAGTATACTTCTATTGGATTTCTATTGTCATCAAATCTAATAATGCTCATTACTATTCCCCTGTATTATATTCGTTAGTGTCGTTTTCTTTATTACCGTTTTCAAATTTAGCCATCATAAGCATTTTCTTTTGTGCTGAAGTAAGTGGCTTTTTAATTGGACCACCTACTAACCACGCAGAACAAGTTCTGTCAGCAGCACATTTGAAATCAAATAATTCGCAATATCCTAGTTCAGCAGAAGCAATCACTTCTGGTGCATAAGATTCATTAATAGGTTCATCACCTGCAACACCATGAAGGATGCAATTCATCATCTCTGGTGTCTGTATAAATGCAGAGCAATTACCACAACGTGATTGTTTAGCAATCTCTGGAGTTGTTGCCCATTCATCTGCACGTTTAGCCCAAAATACTTTGTCTTCAATATCTGGATTTACTGGACCATATCCTACGTTCTTAAAAGCCCAATCTCTATGCTTAAGATTAAGTTGAATATCTTGTGTGGCTAATGGACATTTCATTTCTTTTTATTCCTTGCTGAAATAGCTTTTGCTTTAGATTTAGCATCTGCTTTAGATGATGCACCCCAAGCCTTTAGAGATAATAATAGTCTTGTAGGTTCACCATTAGGTTTATGTTCTGTACCTTTCATGTTGCCCATGCGTGCTAAAAAAGATGCACGTCTAGGATTATCACCAGACTTTACAGGTGCTTTTAAATGACCACCAGTTTGTTTGTTATAAGATGCACGACCTTTGGCATTAAGTCCACCTTTAGGGTTTTTGCCCTCTTTCTTTTGCCAAGCTCCACTCATTTCTTTTTAGCTGTCTTTGCTGATTGTTTAAATGCTTTAGCAGTAGGTGCACCTTTACTTCCTACCTTACGCATTTTCTCACCAGAACCAGCAGCTATCCTTTTTTGTTTAGCGTGGATGTTTGCGTATAATCCGTTTTTCATTTTAAGAATCTTACCTTGTAAAGTGTAGAATCAATTAAATCAGCAATCTCATCTATCAAGTTTTGTAATTCTGAATCTTGTGGTAGTTTAGCACGAACTTCCTTCACAGCGTTGGATAGTTGCACTAATTCTTCAATAGGGTCTTTGCTAGGTAAACTATAGAACTCTGGATAATCTTCTAATACACCATACTTACCCATATATGCTTCTACAACTGAATCTATACCCTCTTGTAGACCTGTATAAAAGTCACCTAATGCTGCGTGTATAGAAAATGTTTTAGCACGCCAATGATTGATATGACCATTTGTTACAGCATGAAGGCACATGAGTGCAAATATGCTTATAACTTTATCTGGAGATGTATTATTTTTAAATTGTTCCATATTTATTCCTAAAATGATTTACTTAATGTAGCACCAATTTGTTGTTCTATAGGGTTTGCATTAATACCCATGCGTAGCATCCAATCTTTAAGTGCTGCGTCTTGTAATAGTTTTTGATATTGAGCATTGACACCTAATCCATCTTTGCTATAATTAGCACCAGCACTTACGCTACCATGCTCTATAGGAGTCATATAGTTTACAAGTGCGTTAGGATTACTACCACCTATAATCTTTGCTAACACACCGTTATCTGTATATTGACCATAAGGTGCAGTATTACTACCTTGATTTACAATACCACCTTTAAAACCACTATTAGATAGTGATAAGTCTTTAGCTACAGGCATACCTACTTCTTTACTGATAGTAGCACCTAGCAATCCTGCTGGCGTGGGCTGGTAAGCATTTGCGTTAACACCTAGTGTAGGTTTTGTGTAGGCGTTCACATTTAAGTTCTGGTCACCTACAGAGATTACTTGTCTCTTCTGTTCTGCCGCAGCAAGTTGTTGCAAAAATTCGTTCATGTCCATAATATAAATTTTTCCCTACTGGCGTTTCATTCGGAGAAAGGTTTTAAAATTTTTAAAAAAAGGGGTGGGGGGGTCTTATTCTATTCCAGTTACAATTTTTACTTCAACAGGAGTACCATCTGGATTACCACTAATTTCATGTTGTGTTGACTCTTTCCATTTAGCACGAGACTTAAGCCAGAATATCATAGCTGTTGTATTGCCTTCTTTAGCTTGCTTAAATAAGGTTTCAGCTACAGATGCGTTAGCCTCAATACGACCCTTATCTAGTTCTTCTTTGTAATACTTGACAAGTGTATCATGTGATATGTTTAATACGGATGCAATATCTTCATGGCGTGTGCCTACTGTAGATAAAGTGTAAACCTTATTTCGGGTGTCCGCATTTGGAAGGTGTGGGGGTCTCCCTCTTCCTGTTTTGTCTTCCTCTGTCTCTATCGTGTCAATAGGTAAAGAGTCAACAGGAGTTAAGGCTTTGCTATCCTCTACCATATTAGTGACCACATTGTCAACAGGGTTATTCGGTTCGTTATTCATTTAATACTTATTCCTTATATATATAACAGGCGTTATTATCCTGTTTACAATTTGATACAATTAATTACAATCTTTTATAATAATAATACTTGACAAGTTATTTAATGGGTATATGATTACATTGTCAATCTTGACAAATAACTTAAGGAGTCATACCATGAAAGTCTCTAACATAACTAATAACAGAAATAATATAGTAGCTAACCAATTCATAATTGAAACTGATAACGCTACTTACTTTCAATCTTATAAGTCTATTATCGTAAAGATAGAAGATAACGGTTCTTTACCTGATAAAGTATATCTAGACCCTGTTTATTGGAACTATTCTAGAACTACATCTAAACATAGAAGCACATTTCTTAATGAATCTACCAAAGAGACAGAAAAGAAGATTAAACAAGGTGTTTACATACTAGCTAACTTAAACTAGTATATATATGTTATAGGGGGAATTTTAACTGATTCCCTTTTATAACTACGTTTTAATTAAACTTGACAATATAACAGGAGATAATACCATGTCTATTACAAAGAACTATAACGGCTCTATAACACTATCAGATATTATTCATAATCAATTAATCAATAGAACTTATTATGGATACACTATAAAAGAAGCTAAACAAATGTTTAAAGAATACTTGACAACATTATAAACTTATATATTATTACTTAACCAATAACTAGGAGACTTAACCATGTTATCTATAACAGAACTTAAAGAGATAAAATTACAACTTGACAAAGGGTTTAGCGTTTCATTCCCTTATACAAACGTTAAAGAGTATTTAGCAATCTGTAAACAACTTGACAACTATATTAAGGAGATTAAACCATGCAAACAATAGAGACGCTTAACAAAGAGATTGACAACATAGAATATATGCTTACAATCTGTAATTCTTTAGCATATAAAGACTATAAAGAACTATTAAACGATAAATACAAAGAACTTTTAGAATTAACCCTTTTACAAGGTTTTAAATCTATCAATAAGGAGACATTACAATGAATGACCTATTAAAGAACTTTTTAATATTTGTCTTATGCTTTGTCAATTTCTATATGTTTTTACTATTAATCTTATCTTACTAGGAGGCTTGACAATGAAATACTTACCAATAGTTAAAGAAAATGTTTTATCTTATATTGACGATTGCGAGGAATGGAATTACGATAACTCCATAACTTGCGATTATGTAGCCGATATGATAACAGATGATTTAATCAATAATCATGGCATATTAAACGCTAGGGACTATAGAAGCCTTTTTAAAGACCTAGCCCATGATTTAAACAATGGTAAAAGTTTTACACCTATTGAAATTTTACAATAACTACAAGGAGACCACAAATGTTAGCTAATATCACGTTTAAGGCGTATGAATCAACACCAAATAACACCAACAAAGAAAACTTAACGCCTATTACAGAGTTTACCCTGTTATTTGCGGATACAGATAAAATTGACAAAGTCTGTAATGCTATCGAATCGGCTTATGAATACGATTGTATTTCATGGACTATAAACATTGACCATAATTATATTTAAGGAGACTACAAAATGATTCTATCTGTATCAATTAATGCTTATCAATATAAAGACTTAAGCGATGAAGCAAAGCAAAAAGTTATCTATTGGCTTGACAATGACCCTCAAGAATACGAAAAAGAAGATGGAACTTTCGGTTATTCTTATTATTGCGACTTATCCAAAGAAGACGAACATATAATTATTGATATGTGTAATATGAATAATTATCAATTCGATAAAAATGGCAATCCTATACATCAATTAACACTATAAGGAGACTACACCATGCAAACAGAACTTGACTATATAAAAGAGTTAAGTAATGATTATGTTAAGCAAAATAAATATGGCTTATTCTATATTCCTAGTTATTGGGATATAGAAGAGGCAAAATCTTATAATGTAGATTACTATAACGCTACAAATTATTTTAAAACTATGATTAACAACCTTAATAAAGGAGGGTAATAACATGCAAGTAGATTTAGACTATATAACAGAAAAGCTACACGCTATTGACATCACTTTAGAAGATGTTGTCTATAAAGGTGATACACCAAGCGGTTATCTTACTATAAACGCTTATTTAGATGACATGAAGTGTCAATTAGGTGAAATCACAGATGAAATCAACCTTTTAAGAACTAGGAGTTAATTATGCAAACAATAGATGATTTACTATCGGATACACTATACCAATATATTGATAAAGAAGACATCGACCCTCAAAATGAGTTATCAAATGAGGATTGGCAAGGATTTCTTAATCAATACGCCTCAACCTTTGCAAGTGAAGCAAGTGAACTAGCTAACTCTTTGCTAGATGAATATAAACTTAACTATCTTGAATCAAAATATGACAGAAAGGTTAATGACGATGAGTGATTTTAGCTATTCTTACGATGATACTACAAATAAGTTTAAATTCTATGTCAATCATGAACTTGTCTATTCGTTTGATGATTGCGACCCTATGACCGATAAGGAAGCCGATAATCTAGCGGAAGATTTATATAATGAATGGCTAGATAATACTACTTCATTCAGACCTAATAACTTTATGAATTACTTATAAGGAGAATCAATGATAAATCCATTTACTTATTCACAAGTATGTTTAGAACTTGCTAAACATTATCAAGACACCAATAGCAATATATCTAGAGGTGATTATATTCAAGGCATTTTAAATCTAGGATTGCATGTTATGGGAGAACTTAACATAACAGAAAATACGGAAGACCTAGACGAACTTATTCAAAATTATGTAAATACCAATAAGGAGACGTTAAAATGTATGTTATAGACTTTAAAAACAGAACTATTGCTAACTTTAACAATAAGAAGTTATCTGAATTTCTTAATGATGTAATTCTTTACAATCAATCAACCATTAAAAACTATTATTTTATGAATACTAAAAAAGAAGCTAAATTACTTATTGAAAAGCAATTAAAAGTTAATCATGGATAGAGAAGAACGCCATAACCTTAATCAAGGAAGCCTTGCAGAAGCTATTATATTTTGGGTTATTATGTTTATTGCTTTAGAGATACTAGGTCGTTTATTTGCTTACTTCTATAAGAAATACAAAAAGCGAAGTTAATTATTTCTTTTTAGATTTACCAGCTTCGCTTAAAGCGATAGCAATAGCTTGTTTTTGGCTTTTAACGACTTTACCTGTCTTTGAACCTGTGTGAAGTTTTCCTTCTTTCCATTCACCCATAACTTTTTTAACTTTAGCTTGTGCTTTACTAGGTTTTTTCATGTTTTATCCAATAAAAAAAGCCCTTTATTTACAAGGGCTTAAAGAGACTACGGAGATGATGGGCGAGACTATCCCAACAACCGAATTATAGCATAAATTAACTAATAATGTCAAGCGACAATACGCTTGGAAGCCATAGTAAGCATATTATCAAAGGCAAGTCTTAATTGATGCTCATAATCTACACGCTTTCTAGCTTTTAGGTATCGTGTATAAACTGCATCTTTTTGAGGGTTAGGAAGACTACTAATAATTGCGTCAATGGTTCTGACGTTATTCATATCCATTTCAGAGACCATGTCTTCAAATGCTTCGCTAGTAGATTCGCCTCCGTTAATCATGCCTATTGACTTGCTAGGATAGCCTAAACGATTGCTTGGTGTGTGCATATACAAAGCCCAATCATCTAAAATCTGTTTAAGTCTATCTATGTGCATTTATTCCTCGCTTGAATGAATGTAAATACTTTTAATCCTATTACTAAAGTCTGGCATAGGGTGATATATGTCTTGTAGCATTGGAACTTTAACTTTTGAAAATGCAAGAAATCTTCCACATTTATTAATGTTTACTAAACCTACTGCGTGCATATTATACAAAACACCCATAAGCCTCCTAGAGTCTGTCTTTAATGCGTCAGCTATTTGTGGAATAGTTAATGAATCATTTTCAATTACTTCTAAAATATGTATTCTAAACTTTTCTAGATTAACTGATTTACCATGAACTTCATATTGTCTTTCATGCGGTTTCATGATACATCAATTACTTTCAATTCCCAACGATTGCTTTTATTTTTACTCCAACCCCAAACTTCTATTTGCCAATTACATTTTCTTATAATGCTAATGTTTTCTAAATCAGAAATCTTTTTAACTCTTGCACTCATATTTGTTTTACTTGTTGTTTGTATTGCTAAAACTTTTCCGTCTTTGATTGCTAGTAAATCTATAAAACCAAATAAGTCTTGACGAACTCTAGCGAATGGATTCCAATGCTCTGTAATTGCTACTAAATAACCATCTTCTTTTAACTTCTTAAGGCTCAACTGCGTTGGACTTGTTGCCATCAAATTGACTTTCGTTAGGTTTAGATACTCCATCAAGAAAACGTTTTTCAACTTCACCTGTGGATTTATTTAATTCGTATTCATAATGTAAACCATCATTACCATTTTGACCAACAGTATCTATACGAGATTGTTTTAATATTTTGTGTGGAGTTTTTTTTGGTAATGGGTCTACTGTTTTTTGTTTACCAAATATTTTATCCCAATTATCTTCAAAGACTGCTCTGTCTGTAAACGGTCTTGGTGTTGAACCTTTACCCAATTTTAATTACTCCCTTCTCAAATAACCAACCAATAGTTTTACGATGAGCAGATTCCCATGCTTCAACTTTTTCATGTTTATCTAACTCTTTATGATTGTCTATCATATCATGGCATTTATAGCAAAGGCTAGCGATTCGATAATCATGTGCCTTAACTCCTGTTCCTTTTCCGTCACGTTGCTGATTAGAATGAGACGCACAAACTGTTCCATCTTCTCTTCCACACATAGCACAAGGAAATTCTCTAACTGCTTTTAACAATTTTTCGTTTCTATATTTCATTAGTAAGGTGCTTCCTCGTAATCATTAGTGTTAAAGGGTTTAACAGGTTCTTTAGGTAATTCTATAACTTGCACGTTTGGGTGAGTATCTTTATACCATTTAGCTTCACGTTTAGACCAACGATGTTTACGAATGATTTCACCATCATCAACAACTGCATGAGTAAAATTCATATACACTCCAAATAAATTTAAATGTTCCACCAATAAACCACATTATACAGAATACTACAATTCCGTCAATGACAGATTGCATTATAATTCCCAACTCCAACCTAAACTAGAAGCCCATCGTTCACAATTTTCTTGATATTCTGTCATCTCTTTTGTATTTAACTTTGTTGTTGATTTAACTAACTCAACAGGATTTCCAGCAATTTCAGTTTGATAACGCAAGAATTTATATCCTAACAATTCGTGAACTGTGCTAGGGTCTTCACCAATGTAGTTAGCTATTGACCCATATAGAGACCACAATCTTTCATTTTGCTCTAAACTACGCACAACTTTTTCCTCTGTAATATTTACACGCCATCTTTTAGATAAATCTAATGCTTTAATCTTTTCCAGCAAATTCTCGTAATTGTATTTGGTTAAAACGAACCGAATCATATTTATCACTCCACCCTTTAGATTTAAAAGTTACACCGTCTTTAGATGTCGCTTTGTATATTATATCATCACCAAATAATTCTTTGCAACTCTTTATAAAATCATTTATAGTCATCGTGGACTCTCCTTGTATTTTAAACCTTTAGGGTCAAACCAAAAACTAAACTTACCCTCAAACTGATAGTTACGTTGCTTCTGCACAAATACCATAGCATCTGGAATTTTCTTTAATTCATCTTCCGTCTTTTCGTTGTTTTCAACTTCTCGTTCTTTGTTTCTATTTCTCCAGACACAAATTATGTTATCACATAAGTTACGAATATGGCTTGAGCCTAATATGTGAGTAGCATCTGGTATTTCTGATTCATCTGACATCTTACGAGTATGTGCAACTAAAAACACATGAACTTGTAAGTCTCTACATGTTACTGCAAGTCTATCAATAAACAATTTTTGCTTCTCATAATTATCTTCTGAAATGTCTGACATTTTCATAAGCGAGTCAATCACAAAAACTTCTACGCCTAAAATATGTTTACCCCAATACATTGTAGCAATCATATCTTCACTAGATGTTGAACCTAATTGGTCATAGATATATAATTTATCTTTTGCACGTTCACAAAATTTAGTTATAAAATCATCTGTTGGTTCTGGTGAACCTAAAGTCTGTGTAATCATACGAGCCAATGTAAGCACAGGTCTCATCTCTAAAGAACTAACTAAACACTTTGTTCCTTGAGACATAAGACTTAAAATAACTTGTGAAAGCCACATAGACTTACCATGACCAGACACTCCTGTCAATACTGTCAACTCACTAGGTCTTACCCTAAATGCATCTTCCGTTTTAATAAAACCAAGCGTTTTCCCACTATGTATTTCAGTATTAAAATATCGCAAGACATCGTCAGTAAATACAGACGTATCCTTAACTTTAAATTCTGCATGAGCATATTCTTCCTTTTGATAATAATCAGTAATTACGGACTGACTAACCGTTAATGACTCCATAGCTTCACCTATATTCATAGTGCGTTATCCCATACGTTTCGTTTAGGTGCATTGTCATCATCCCATCTTTCTTGGTTAATGTAAGTCAATGGTGCAGGGTTAAATCCTTCTTTCCATTGTTTAGATTGCTTCATGGTTTTAACATGATTAATAATCTTATCTGCAATTTCATCTAATCCCTTGCTACCCCATTTTTCCATACATGGTTTTTTACCTACTTTTCTATTGACTGGAAACTCTTTCCAAAAATCTTCAAATCGCACAATAGATATTATCTTATTTACTCTTATCTTATCTGTGGCGGATGATGTCTGCCCATCGTCTGCACTTTTGGCGGAATTAGTGCATAACCAATCTGATAAAACTTCTAACATATTGATTATATAAGATTCTTCTTTACGAAGTCTAAATGCAATAATATCAACACTAGGTAAATTACCCTCATTTTGACTAGCTAAACACCACAACTCAAAAAGTGTTGCTTTTTGGTCAGAAGTTAGTTTAAACCAATCTAAATTGTTTAAAACATCACGACCATAAATCTTAAACCAAGTCATCTCTTTACGATATTTTGGATTAGATGTATTATAATAATTAAATTTGTCCCAATTTTTTATTCTCACATTATTCTCCCTGTGGAATAGTTTCTGCTTGTCTTCTCTTAATTAAAATCTCTTCAATTTGTTCTGCACGTTTCTTTGGAATATCTTTAGTTGGTTCTTTAGCCCAATATTGAATAGCTTGAATGGAAATATCTAAAGCATATGCCATCTTACGTCTTGAGTTATTAAAGTGTGCTACTGCCTCTGTAAAGTTCATTTAAATCTCCTTATTGAAATGAAACATGACTATAGCACCTATTTAAAATCTTGTCAAATAATTATTTTAAAATAGTTGTTGACAATGTTTAAAAGTAAGAGTATAGTGGCTTTTCAAGTTTGGAGGAGATATGAACATAGATAGATTTATGCGTATTATCACTAATGAACGATTGCAAAAAAAGTTTACACAAAAGTTCTATTATGTGGTAAAGTGGTATTTAATAATATTTTGGGGGTATATTATATGGCATCTGATTTAAGACGTGTATCAGAAATACTGCATGATATGGTAGAAGACTTTAAGAAATCAAATGATGAATGGGAGAAACGATATGGACAGTCAAATGTTTTACGACCAAGTGATGATGCAACAGGAAATAGAAGAAGTGAACAAATACATAACGGAGGGAAGCAAGATGGGAGTTTATAAGAAGTTAATGCAAGCTAGATTAAAGTTACAAGAAACAAACTTAACAAAGTCTGGACATAATAAATTTGCTGGTTATAAATACTTTGAACTAGGTGATTTTTTACCAGCTATTCAAAAAATATTTTCAGAATTAGAATTATGTGGTATTGTATCTTTTGGTAAAGAAATTGCAACACTTACTATTACAGATATGGCAGATGGTTCTAGTGTTAATATTACAAGCCCTATGTCAACTGCTGCTCTTAAAGGTTGCCATGAAGTTCAGAATCTAGGTGCAGTTCAAACTTATATTCGTAGATACTTATGGGTTTCAGCACTTGAGATTGTTGAGCATGACGTGGTAGATGCTAGTGCTGGTGCAGTTATTAAAATGAAAGATACTAAAGCAGAGGACTTTATCTAATGGAACAGCGTAGCGAAGAGTGGTTTCAAGCACGACTAGGCAAAGTTACAGCTAGTCGTGTGGCTGATGTGCTAGCAAAGATTAAGTCTGGTGAATCTGCGTCTAGACGTAACTACAAGATTCAGCTAGTAAGCGAAAGGCTTACAGGTGAAAGGCAAGAAACATATGTGAACCAAGCGATGCAAGATGGAATTGACAGGGAGTTCTATGCTAGGGAAAAATATGTGCAACAACATGGTGAAGTGGAAGAAGTAGGATTTATTCAGCATCCTACTTTGGAAGCTGGTGCTAGTCCAGATGGTATGGTAGGTACAGACGGTATTCTTGAAATTAAATGTCCTATGGGAAGTACGCATACAGAAACATTGATGACTCAAGATATTCCAAGTAAGTATATACCTCAAGTGCAATTTCAACTTTTGGTTACAGGTCGTAAGTGGTGTGATTTTGTTAGCTATAACCCAATGTTTCCAGAGCATTTACAATTATTTGTAAAGCGTGTTGAAGCAGACTCTGTATATCAAAAAGAATTGGAGTCAGAAGTTAAGCAGTTTTTAGGGGAAGTAGATGAAATAATTAAAAAACTTAAGGAGATTAAATGAGACTAACAGAGGAACAAAGATTAAAACTTATGATGGCAAGTAGTGGTATGCCAGCTAGAAAGTTTTGGGATTTAGGTGAAGATGGTCAAGCACCTTATATGGAAAAACTACATGCTGTTATAGATGAGTTAGTAGAAACTAACCCAGACGCATTTAGAGGTTCAGTAGTAAAAAGGCATTATACTAGACGTAAGAACGCAGTTAGATAACTTAAGGAGAAAAGCATGGCAGAACAAAAATATGATAATACAAACACATTTACATTATTTAAAAATGAACAAGGTGATAATCCAAAGAAACCAAACTATACAGGACTTGCAAACGTAGATGGTATTGAGTTTAGAATCGCTGGTTGGATTCGTGAAGGAAAGAATGGTAAGTTTATTAGCGGAACTGTTCAATTAAAAGACGGTGATGTTAAACCTAAACAAGCAACAGTAGACGAGGATGTTCCTTTTTAGGAACACCCTCTCTAGAATTACTTGTTCATTACATACATTGTTACTTCAAAGCCGAAACGCATTTCAGTTGCTGATGGTTTTGTCCACATGATTTGTCCTTAATAAAATCCAAGCAAATTAGCTTGTGTATATTATTGTGGCTAATTATACATATAAAAGCAAGTAATAAACATTTATTTTACCCTAATGAAAATACGGAGACATTATGGATTTTGATGACGATATAGTAGATTATGATGATAAAAGTAATTTAGCTGAACTTCCAGAGGCAAAGTTATTATTGGCAATGTTATACCAAACAATAGATGATGCTATGTATGTTCCTAAAAAACAAAAAAGAGATGCAACAGAAAGGTCTATCACAACTTTAAAGTCTAAAAACAAATTAGCTTTACGAGACAAGGTAGATGCTATACAATGGTTATTTGATGATAATGATATTTATGATTTATGTTGTGAGTTAGCAGGAATGAGTAAACATAATATTAGAGAAATGATTATTGAAAAAATTGGTGCAGATGTGATTATGCCTTTAGTTAGTGGATTTTATCAGCCAAATGGACATTAGTCATTTAGAAATGGAAATTGTGTGTTATGCTAGTGCTGTATATCACGAGGCTAATACACAATCAATAGAAGCCAAGATAGGAGTAATTAATGTTATTCGTAATAGGTTGCATAGTGGTCGCTGGGGTGATTCTGTATGCTCTGTCGTTTATGCTAATGGTCAGTTTATTGGGGTTACAGATGAAAGTCATAGGAAAGTTGATGAAAAGGCGTATTTGGAAACTAAACTATTGGTACTTGATACAATTGTTTTTCATAAATATGCAAATCCAGTTGGGCAAGCTCTTTACTTCCATGACGATAGTATGCCAACAAAAACTCAATGGTTTGGTAAAAAGAAAATGGTTAAAATAGGAAGGATGGTATTTTATTAATGAAACCGTTAGCGTGGCTTGTAGAAGAATTTGATGGAACAGGTAAACTTGTATGGTCTGGTCTTATGACATCTGAACCTACAGAACTTTCATGGTTTAAAGACCTAAAATCTAAACTTCACAATGTTACGATAACACCATTGATTCCAGATGTTAAAGGAATTATTAAAGTAATTAACACTAAAAAATATGATAGCAAAAGATTAACGGAGGCAAATAGTGGACTATAAACCACTTACACAAGAACAAATAATTGATGCTTATAATATGGTTTTTCCAACTAGATATGAGCCAATGACAATAGATAGAATGATTAGATTTGCAAGAATTATAGAACAATTACATGGAGTAAAGTATGAAACCTAATTTATTTATAGCAACTCCTATGTATGGAGGTTTATGTTATGGAACCTATATGGAGTCTATATTAAGCCTACAAGCACATCTTATTGCTAAAGATATAGATGCTTATTTTTCATTTCTATATAATGAAAGCCTTATCACTCGTGGTAGAAATACATTAGTTAATGATTTTTTAAAATCTGATTGCACTCATATGATATTTATTGATGCTGATATTAATTTTAATCCAGAACATTTATTTAAAATGATTGATTCAAATGTAGATATTATCTGTGGTCTTTACCCTAAAAAAGAAATTAACTTTGGTTCACTAGCATTTGCTATTAAAAAAAATGTTCCAGAAAATCAACTTAAATATTTTACAGGTGAATATGTGGTAAATATGGTTGGTGATATTAAAGAACAATTAGTACCATTAGATAAACCTTTTGAGATTAAACATGGTGGCACAGGATTCATGGTTATTAAGCGTGAAGTGTTTAATAAACTAAAAGACAAGTGTCCTAAATATATTCATAATATGAATGATACTGTTAATAATTCTGATTTAGGTGATGAAATTGTTGAGTACTTTGCTACTAGCATTGATGAAGATAAGAAGTTATTATCTGAAGACTATCATTTCTGTAAATTAGCTAGAGACAATGGAATTAAAGTTTGGGGTGCTGCATGGGCACAATTAGTCCATACAGGAACTTATCAATATAGTGGAAGATTAGTATAAGTTAATTGACAATAATCAATATGGAGTGTAATATGGGTGCACCAAGAAGTTATAATAGACAATTAATAGATGAAATACAAACGTTTATAAATTCTCCATTATGCAGAACAAATACAGATGTTAGAAGACATTTTAAGATGAATGGTATTAAGTTGAAAGAATTGCAAGATAAAGGTTTATTAAGATTAAAACCAACATTAAGTAAGACTATGGTAGCAAGAATGGGAAACACAGCAAATCGCATTAAAAAATCTTTAATAAAGGAGGCAGTACATGGATAATGTAAATCATCCAAAGCACTATTTGGTAGGTGGATTAGAGGCAATAGATATTATTGCTAGTCGTTTAACAAAAGAAGAGTTTATTGGTTATCTAAAAGGTTCTAAATTGAAGTATGATTTAAGATACCCATTTAAAGGCAGACCAGAGGAAGATTTAGCTAAATCTGAATGGTATAAAAATAAACTTGTAGAAACTATGCGTGATGAAGAGGCTATTAATCCTCCAGAAGTTACTGCACAACTACAAAGATTGGAAATGACAGATGACTAAAATTCATTTATTGTTTATTGTAGTTATTGCTGCATTAGCTATTTTTGCTACAGAAAAAGTGTTAGCAGAAACGACAACTATATTTTCACCTAATGGAACTGTTACTGTATGCACTACAGGACAAGGCATGATTATTTGTGTCTAATGGTATGAGGAATCCGTTTGCTAGTCATACTGATTTTGGATTTTTAAGAAATGTTATACAAGACAATCCTAAAGCCATGCCATCTAATATTGACATGGTTTTTGAAAGACGTGGAAATTTTCTTATTGGAGAATGGAAACGAGAGGATGAAGAGATTTCATTAGGTCAAAAGATATTATTAAAAGCATTTGCTAATATACAAAAAATAACTGTATTAGTTATTAATGGATATAGTGACCATACTGGAATTGAAATAAATAACTTTTATGAAGTTACCCAAGATAAATTAATTATAGTGGGTAACGGAATAGATGGATTAAAAAACTATATTAATGAATGGTATAAATTAATCGTCTAGTTCTGGTACTTCTGAATAAACGGAAAGCCCATCACCACTAATTTCGATGTGGCTTCCGTCATCTAATACTAAAATAAGCACATCTTCACCATAGTAGGAATCTGCTTCTACTATCATTTTTCCTACAATGTGCTCACATAACTTCTCAATATTCATAATTTTCCTTATATGCTGATAACGGACTCTTTGTATCGTTGTTCCGCCTTCGCTGCTCGACTCCATGTCCCACATTGCTGGCATTGAAACCTCTGATAATGTCTAGTTGTAGTAATAGCAGTACCACGCTTATGTAATTTGCTAGAACCGCAATTTGGACAACAAGAATTTGCGGAATACGCATTATGGTTAGGATGTGATTTAATCCATGCCTTAAATTTATCGTATACTTTCTCTAACAATACAACATCGTTTTTATTGTACTCTTCCATAGTCTTCCATGCTTTACGGTCATCATTCATACACTTGACCCATAAAGTATGTCCTTCATGCTCTGTCTTACTACCTAACCCAAGAGCTTGTGATACATAGTCTAGTTTATTAGAAACAAACCTAAATTGTCTTCTTGCAACTTGTAATAAATCTATTTGTTTAGATGGTGCTGGTGGTGGCATACCAGAAAGTAAAAACTCTTTCTGTAGTATTGGTATATCAAATCTAGAGCCATTATAATGGACTATGGCATCAGCTTCATCTAATAATTTGTGAACTGATTCAAGCATCTTTTTCTTACCAGATTTTTGAATGGAGTCAAACATAATTTTAGATTCACCATACCATTTAGCTGCATAGCATAACGTATAGGATGATTCTAATAACTGGTTGATAGAAATGTTTTGGTCATAGATGCCCCATACATGTGCCGTATTAGGGGATACTTCTATATCAATCATCAAAATTTTCATAGTGGTCTCTAGTAGTTAGATGCTTTATTATATACTAGAAATACTATTAAAAACAGTAATATATACTTGAAATGTTCAATTGCACAAAGTATGTCACAGATTAAATACTCTACCATATTTTGATAGTTGCAGTTTTAGCTGCCTTAAGTTTTTCAAAGAATATATCAAAAGAGTTTTTAGAGTTGCCTATGAAGTCTTTACCAGCATAACTAGCACCAAGTAATATACATCCTTCTGTATCTTTAGAAGTATTGCCAGAATGGATTCTTACGCCTTTAAAGTTAGGTACATTAAGAATATGTGGCATTGGTCTACCAAAACGAGTAGAATCATCAATAATAACATCATAAGTTCCAGCAGGAATAGCTGTTTGTCCATCTATTTTAACTCCTTCTCTAACAACATCTTCTAGAGTATAGCAAAAATATAAATTATCTATATACATGCGACCAGCAGTATAATTGTCTTTAAAATCAAATCGTTTTACTTCAATCAACATATGAATTAATGTATTCCAATGCGTATGTTAATGATTCCATAGCCATCATAAATGCTAAAGAGAATCCCATAGCAATAAATAATAAAGCAACAATAATTAATTTAAGAAATGACAAGCCAATAAAATTCATAAAGTGAAGAACTATCATATTATCCTTATTTTTTGATTGCTAAATACATTCTTTCACCAATTATAAACGACATACATGCTCCAGTCATATCTAAAAATACTGAAACAATAGATGTTGAAATATTAGGTGAATAAACTACAAATATTGTAGCAATAAGAATAAATGTAATAATGACATAACGATAACAAGCTCTTAAATCAATAATCCATTTGCTTGGTTCGCCTGTTGGTGAATCTAATGCTGCCAATGCTTTAAGTTTCTCTGTTTCAGCTTGCATAAGCTGAATACGTTCTTGAAGATTTTGTGGTTGTCCACCAGCACCACCTGTAAATTTAGCGATGATACCTCTAGCACCATCAGCAAATGCTGGAACTAAAGCTGGTAATATTAAAGATAAGATTGAACTGAACATTAAAGCTCCTTTGGGTCATAGCCATATTTTGTGGCTACTCGTTTTTGAAGTTTTTTGAATAAACCTGCGTGTTTTACATAGCGTTCTGTATTGGGATATTGTATATAGATTGCCATGTGGATAAGTTCGTGCATAAGAGTTTTTATGACTGTATCTAAATGACCACATTTAGCTGTGCTGATGGTAATGGTATGTGGTTCACCACTTTCTGGTGGAGCATATTCACCATAAATTTCTGGGTCATTATTTACTACAAAATCTACTTTAGATGCAGGAGGGAATTTATACTCATCAAATACAGGAAACTCTATCAAAGCCGAATAAAGATTGGCGATATTGTTTTCTGTAATGAATGTCATTTTATAATCCAATGATTAGCAATAAATGTTACAAATCCACCTATAGCAGAAGCAATAGCCATTCCAGCCCAGAATCCACCTTTTGATTTATTAGCAAGCTCTAAAAGTGTTTTAATATCTGTTTCTAAATTTTCTACTTTGTCTTGAAGGTTTTGTACTTGGGCAATGAGTTTGCCATATTGTATTGGGTCAATTTCGTTACTCATTACTATTTCCTAATAAACTTCCTTGAATAACAGGAAGAGATGTTTTAGATATAAGTTTGTTTGCAATAGATGGGTTATTAATTAAATTGCCAATAGCACTTTCTAATGGATTTAAAGCATAATTTTTATTTGCCATCATTTGTTGTGCAGGTTGAGATAGAATTGTTTTTCTAGCTAATGGTCTACCAACTAAATTAAGTCCAGCTAATTTACCTTTAACAATACTTGATACTCCAATATCGTATGGACTCCAATTTGTAGCTGTTCCTCGTTTTGGAACTTTAGCTGCATCTTCAAATCCTTTAGCAAATTTAGCAATTTGTTCAGCCTCACCTGTTAATGGAACATTATTTTTATATAAACGTTTTAAAGCAATAGCACTAACATCACCAGTTTCACCATTCATAGCTTTTTCAACTGTATATACTTTAGCTAAATCTTGTCTAGCCTGTCTTAAATTAGCAACTAATTGTGGTTGATTATGTGCAATAGCAAGTTGTTCAAGTTCATTTTCAAGTTTGCTTGCTTTTAAATCTAACGCTTTTGCTGTTACTTTATCTGTTGGGTGTGCAGACCTATTATATGCTTGCCAATAATCTTTTGCATCTGCTCTGGCAGCTTTTAATTTTTCTAACAAAGTAGCACCATTTGGAATTGTTTTTGTTTCATAAGTTGTTTCTAAAAGATTATGGCTAAAACCGCTAGGAACTCTTGTTTCAACTGATGGAAGTGCTGCAATATCAGCATATGCTTGACCATGTTGTGTTTTAAGTGCATCTAAAACATCTTCACCTAATGCTGTATTTTCTGGTAAATTTAAATAATTATTAATTAATCTATTTGTATTAGCTTGGTTTTTAATTTGTGCAGCTTCTATAGTTTTATAACCACCAGAAAGAGATTCACCCATTTTTGATAAAGTTCCACCACGAGCCATAGTTGGAGGAACAACATATCCTGCATCTACAGCACGCTTAAGACTTTCATCTTTTGTTTTTCCAATGTCTTGTGCAAAAGCATTTGCTGCTTGTTTATTTTTAATAAAGTTTCCAATACCTTGAGCACCAGTAGTTAATGCAGCATTTAATGCACCACCTACAGCAGCATTTTTAAGTCTACTTTCTTCTTCTGTTACTGGTTGAATAGCACCAAAACCAGCACCTAAAGCAGTAGAACCAACAAGTGTATTTGCCGCAGGAAGTAATTCAGCACCAGCACCATAAAGACCAATATTAGCTAATACATTGCCAACATTTGCAGCAGTTGATTTATTAATATAAGCATCATTTGCTCTAGATGCAGCAATATCTTTTCTTGTAGGTAATCCAGTTGCTTCCGCAGCAGATGGTGATACAACACCAATAGCTTCTCTAGCAAGATTTCCAATACCACGACCAGTATCAACTAATGCTTTACCACCACCAATTAAATATTTATTTAATATAGATGATTTAGCAAACTCTTCTTGTGGATTATATGTAGTTACATTATTGTATCCATAATCAGCACCAAATTGTTTTGCATTAGCATTTGCTTGTTCTTTAGGCAGATTAGTTATATGTTGCAAAGCATCAGATAATGCTTTACCTTGCAAACTATCTGGTAATTCATATTGAGAGCCACCTACTTCATAAATTGCCATGTTAATTCCTATTATTGAATTTTATAGATTGGAGTGCCATCTGGTAAAGTTCCAACTTGTACTCTTTTGCTTGTTGTTTGAGGTGCATTAGCATTAAGATTATATTGCTGATTATCTTTAATTTGTTTATTTACATCTGGATTATAAATGCCTAATTCTTGAGCAACTTCTGGACTAATTTTAGATAATGTATTTATAGATTTTTCATTATAAAGAGTAGTAGGTGCTTTACCCATTCCAGCAGTATATTGGTCATTAAGTGCTTGCATTGCACCACCTAATAAACCTGTTGCTTCTTTAAGGTATGCTTTTTGTTGTTCTTTGGTAGCATTTAATGGAAAATCTTGTTCCCATTTTTCAAGTTCTGTTAAACCACCACCACCAGTTGAAGCAAATACACGTCTTAATTCAGATGCTACAGCATGAACGTCTTGTCTAAATTTACCTTGTCTTGTATCACCAGCTACATTTTCTTCTAACCAATTTACAGTAGGATTTGCCATTCTACCAAAACTATTAAAATTATTTAATTTGTCAATAGAATCATTTAATCTATTCATATGATATAAAGTTTGATTAACTGCTCTAACTCCACGACCTTCTACACCAGAAGCAAAGTTTGTTGCAGTTCTATTTCTCTTATTAAAATCAGTTGCATCAAAAGATGGGTCATATTGAGAAGCTAATGTTAATAATTCAGAGCCTGCTGGTGAGTTAGCAAATCTTTGCCCAATAGGATATTTACCTTCTGAAATCATTTTAACTTTAGAACGTAAATCTTGTGGAATAGAGTTTAAAAATTCTTCACCAGTTAATGTGTTGTAATCAATAGCAGGTTGACCTTTAGATACTGGTTTTCCAACTTGTTTATTTTGTAATTGACCTGTGGTAGATTTATTATAAAAATCTTGTGCTTGTGCGTAAGTTGCACCTTCTGGAGCTTCTACATCGTGCATCTTACCATCAGTACCTAATATCTGAAAGACTGGCATATTTTTCCTTTAATTTCTTATTGTAAAACCACTAAAGTCTGGGTATTCTTGATTCCATACAGCATCACCTTGAATATATGAATTTTTCTTTCTAAACTCATTAATTCGTTTTTCATTTGGACCAAGACCAGCATTAGCCATTTTATCTGCTTGAACTGGAGTTGGAGTAACTTGAAGTGTTGCTGGAGGATTATTAATATCAACTCTTTGAATTTGACCACCTGTATGAACAAGTTGAAATTTAGGTTTATATGCGTCTTCTGGTTTATCAGCATATGGAGCAATATTAGTTTGATACCAATTAGCCATGTCAAAGTTTTTAGGTAAAGTACCAGCAGCTTTTTGTGCGTTTAAATCTGCAATAGCTTTATCAATAGTAGCTTTATTTGTAGTAGTAGTTTGAATATCTTTTAATTTTGCAGCATTTACATAATCTTGAGTAGCTTGGTCATATACACCTTGAGATTGTTGCATACCACCTAAAAATGCTTTTCCTAAATAAGGTAGTGCTGATTTATAATTTTGATTTTTAGGCATTGCTAAATATGTTAATGCAGTTCCTAATAGACCAGAAGTTAATGCTCGTTGTGTTAATTTTTGTTGGGCAGCTTGGTCTAATAAACCATTATTTCCCATAAGATAATCTGGTGCTCTAGCACCAAATATATTTGAACCGCTTCCTAATATATCATCATACCATGCCATAATATTATCCTTGATAACCTAATTGTTGTAATCTTAATCGTTCTTCATCTGTCATTGGAATATGAGCCATCATATCTATTACACCTCTTTTACTTCCTGAAGTAGGTGAAACATTTGGAGATACATTTACTAATGTAGATGATGGGTCAAAATTAGGTCTTGATATTTGACCTTGTGATGGTTGAATTTGTTGTTGTGGAGCAGGTGTTGCTACATCTAAAGCCATTTTACCTGCTGATAAAGGATTCTTTTCAACCCAATCCATAGCATTACTTGGAAGATTTGAAATATAATTTCCTACTCTATCCATTGTTGTTAATGGTATAGCACCAGCATTAGTCATAGCACCACCAGCACCTACAGAATTTAATAGGCTAGGTGTAACTTGACCTGCATTAAGCATACCTGCACCTGTAAGATTGCTACCTTGACCTGCTAGAATACTTGGACTAGATAATGCACCAGATGTAGCAGCAGGCAATGCAACAGAACCTCCACCTAAACCACCAGCAGTAGTTAATAAACCACCACCAATTTCACCTGTAGTTCCTACAGCACCTGCAACAGGTGCAGCAGCACTAGCACCACCAGCAGCACCAAATAAACCACCTGCACCGCCTAACATGCCACCAGTAGCACCACCTAGTAATGCACCTGTAAATGGGCTTTTACCCATTGCAGCAGAGCCTAAAGCACCGATACCTGCACCAATTAATAATGGCATACCCATAGTTAGGCTACCTTTCCTACTACAAAGCAAATTGGTTCAAGAATAGCACGATAAATCATGCCATAAGTATCTCTATTTTTACCTCTTTTTTGTTTCCAGATGTCAGCAGTACGGTGTCTTGCGATATGCTCTAAAATAGCCTTTAAAATGCGTTGTAGAGGGTTCTTTTCACCACTCTTATAAGCATAGTTTACTAATGGTTGGAATAGTTTATGGTAACCTTTTTCGTATGCAGGGTCTAAATCTTTAGATTGTGCTAACCAAATGGCTTGACGGAATGAACCAAAGCCATAAGCCTTATTCATTGCTGTGCAAACAATCTTACCACCACGTGATTGTTGTGTGGTAGATACTTGACCTTGAGGTGAGCCATAAGCAGCACCAAGAAATGCAGATAGTTTTTGATATGGAAGATTTTGTTGGAAATTAAATCTATCAATATCAGCTTGTAATGCAGTTTTTTGATAATCTTCTGCAGTTTTACCAGCAGCAGCTAATTGGTTAATATCTGTATAATCAGCAGCAGCCATAGCTGGAGCACCAGCAGCAGCAGCTTCTTGTCTAGCACGTTCTGCAGCATAATTACCATAAGCCAATTCACCATACTTATTAGCTAATGTATTAGACATTGTTGTAGCAGCACGATTCTGAATATCAGCAGAAACACCTGAACCATAACGACCAGCCATAGATGCACCACCTTGAGCTTGTTTAATAGCATCATAGTAGTTTTGTTGAGCACCTTGTGCTGCACCTTGCATAGCTTGGTTAAAGTATGGATTGTTTTGTAAATAAGCACCACTAATAACATCTGATTGTTGTTGTTGAGCTTGTGGTAATAATGGATTTCCTGCTAATGCTCTAGCTTGTTGTGCTTGTAATGCTGCTTGAGTTTGACCTGATGGTCCAACATAAGTTTGACCAGAATAATATTGTGGTGTACTGCCTTTATATAAACCTAATGCTTGTTCTAATCCATATTTAACAAAAGGTTTTACAGTTGGGTCAAGTTGTGTAGAAGTAGTTGATGAACCTCCTCCTCCACTACCACTACCACCACCATAAAATGTAAATGATTCAATTAAATTTGTTACCCAATTATGTAATTTAAACATATTATTTGCCTTTAGAAGTATTTGTTGATAATAGATTAGCAAATCTTCCAGCACCTGCAATAGGAATGCCAGAATTTTGCATTGCACCTAATAATGAATTAGGACTATATAAATAAGCATTAATATCTGGCATTTGTTCTGGAGGAGTATACATAGAATAATTTGGCAATGGACTTGGATTTTTAAAAGAACCACCACCACTATTACTAGAATCACTATTATTACTAGAATCATTTAATGATGTGCCAATATATTGTTTTGCACCAGAACCGCCATCAATACCTAATGCTCTAGGACCTAAAGTATAATACTGACCTTTATTTGCATCATAAAATACTTCACCACTTCCTCCACCATGAGTACCCATAGGTGAACTTGTTGATGTAGTTTGTTTTGCTGGTGTTGTATTGGTTGGATTAATATTTAAAGGTTGTGTATATGAACCCCAATACGGTGACGTAGGAGTTGTTTGGTTAAAATAATTACCTAACGTTGTATTATAATCATTGCCTTGTTGCATTGAACCTTGATTATATAAATTTTGTAACTGTGCACCCATAATTCTTCCTTAAAGTATAAATTCCCATGTTGATGGTTTAAAACCTAATTCCCTAGCATTACGTTCCCATCCTTTTCTTACAGATGTAAATGTAACTTTAGACTTACCGCCTTGTTTTGCTATTAATTGTATTTCTTGCCATGCTTGTTGAAATAATGTTTTGTCGTTTAATGTAGACCATGTAGCCCATACATGAAGTGCATTTCCTATAGGTTGTAATACTACAAAACCAACTGGTTTATTCTCTATAATTCCAATAAATAACATAGAACGATTTTCATAACAGTCACAATAAACATCTTCTACTATCCATTCGTTATGACCTTTTGCACGAACTAACTCAAGACCATGTTTAACATAGTCCCAATGTTGACGTAATTGGTCTTTAAGTATATAATGTAAAATCATCCTACTATAATATAACCGTATGTTTTATCCGTATTTGTATTTGCTGAATGAGTTAATGTTGCACTTCCTTTTGTTCTTGCACTTACATATACATTGGTTAAAGATGCAACCGCATTAGCTGTTGTGGGCATAAGAAGTATAATACTATTATATCCTATACGTTCATTAGAAATGGTTGTTGTAGTAGCACTACCAGCATTTAAAGTAATATCACCTGTATTGTTAGTTTTACCTTCAACTAAATTATTTACTATCTCTGAAATTTCACGAGGTTCTCCACCACTAGGGTTGAGTTTACGGTACATATCACGAGCCATTATCTATCGCCTTGTGTTGTAAAGTCTACATCAGCACTAATCATATTAGACCATGAACCTGTAGGAGTAATACTTACTCTATGGTAACGACCAGCACTTCTTACAGAGCATCTACCTTCATTACTTGCTGATACAGTAGTTTTAAATGCTATGTTATCTGTTAATTGTCTACGAGATGCAACTGCAACATTTACAGAACCATCTTGAACTTGTGCTCTTACAAGAGTCATTACAGAGTTGTATCCTTGCTCTATGTCACCAATAGTAATATTGGCAATAGCATTACTACCTGTAAATGTAATAATTTTTGCACCTAAAGTTCCTGCAAATAAGAACTTACCACCAGACCATTGTCTATCATCTAATGATGTAGGTAATGTATCTAAATTTGGATATATTGCAGCAATACCTTCTAAAGTCTTTCCTGTTGTGGCTACAGGTGCAATATAATCTACACCTGAATATGTTGTAGTATTAACCTTATAAATATTTTCTATTTTAGACCATTTTTTAATAAGCCAATTATAAATAAGCATTGACTTTTTACCAGCATTATTCTGATAGTTCCATACTACAATCTTACGAACTGGGTCTATTGCTGTGCTCATAGTATCAAGTTTATTTAAGTCTGCATCCTTATAGAATGTATTATCTACTTTATCTAATCCAATAGGTATTATTTCACGACCATCACAAGCATAAAAACCGTCATCAGATAAGAAATATGAAATACCTGCATATTGAGCAATAGAATTGCCTTCTATACAGCCTAATCCACGAGATATAACATCAAATTGGAAAAAATATGGTGAGCCAATATATGACATACGAACTATAGATTTAGCTAAAAATACTATACCAAATTCACCACCTGTAATTCCACGAATATCACCACCATCAGCAATGATTTGATAATCTGATTGTGATGCAGCACCAGCAGTCCATTTAGTTTCGTCATTTAAATCTGCCCATTGTAGTTTATTTGTTACACCACCAACACTTGCAGCTACAACAAAATCACGAACAACTGTAATATATTGTGCTACAGGTGCTACAGATGAGTAAATGTCCACATTACTTGTAGAAATAGTTCCACTTGCCACAGTAGTTAAAGTAAATGTAGTAGTTCCTGTAACAGTAATAGTATAAGTTCCGTCTAATGCACCACCAGATTTAAAGTAAAACAAGAATGAATTTCCTGTAGTATATCCATGTGCTGATGATGTAGTAACTGTAACAGTTGTACCTGCTCTAGTATAAGTAGCTGAAATGTATGCACCTAAATCTTGAAATGTAGAACCATTCCATGATTGTATTCTTGAATTATTATTAGTAGCTAAAACTGTGCTTCCATATTGAACAAATTGCCAACGATATGTGCTACTATAGCCACCAGTTCTTGATTTATCATCAAGGTCTAAACTTGTGCTATTTAATTTGTATAGTTTACTTGCACTACCTGCAAAAATATTATCTGTTCCGCTAATTTTTAATGCAAAGACATTATTAAGATTTTCTGCAGCAGAATTAGAATATCCTACAGCCATTGGAAATGGCAAATACCCTACTGTAGATGGAATGACATTACTGACATCTTGCAATGTGTTTACTACAGATGGTTGGTCAGGTAACCATTCTGTAAATGGGTATCTTTGAGTTGGCATTTAGTATCCTATAGCTAAATATCTAACTAATGTAGTTCCACTTAAACTGTCGTTTCTGTTAAATGTAAATCCTGTTTTTGTAAGACCAATATCATTACCACTACCTAAATCATTTCTAAAGTCAGTAGTAACAAATAATGGAGCTACACTAAATGCTGTATGAAATGTAATAGTTTCATCATTGTCAGATGTAATAGTTGCAAAACCCCAAATAACTTTAAATCCACCTAATGTAAGTGAACCATTTTGAAATGATGTAGCAGTTCCTGTGCCTGAACCAGCACCTGTTGCTTTAAATATAACACCTACTGTATTAGATGAAGCACCAATAAGAGTAAAATCTGTAGTTCCTACAGTAAGAATTGTGTAGTAAACATTTGTTACAAATGAACCTGCTGTAGTTGTATTGGCAGAACTGCCTACTACTTGCAATGGAATTGACTCCATGCTAAATGTGTTTTCTGTTGCAGTACCATTTCCTGTAGCAGCTGTGCTATTTTTAGTAAATACTTCACCAACTGTTCCTAATGATGCACCAATAGAAGTCCAATTAGTTAATGTAGAACCTACAGTTAAAATTGTGTATTCAACACCTTCAACTAAATCTGCAGCATTAACTGTAGAACCAGCTTTAGATGTAACTACTTTACCATTTGTGCTTGGCTTTAATGAATTAAATGCACTTGTACCATTTCCTACAATAAGAGTATTTTTTGTAAGTGAAGTTACACCTAAACCACCTTTAGATAATGGAAGTGTACCTGTAACATTAGATGTTAAGTTTACATATCTTTGACTAGATGTAACTGCAGTTCCTGTATCTGAAACTGTAGATATATTAGTTCCTGATAATGCGTATGTAAAGGATGTAGATGTTGGTGTACCTGTAATAGTATATGCACCATTAATAGATGTATTTGTGCCAGCAGTAACTGTAACTGTATCGCCTGTAACAAAACCATGTGCAGATGTTGTAGTAATTGTAACTACATTAGATAATCTACCTACTGTAGAAATAGTTGCATTTGTAGTATATCCTGTACCACCTTGAGCAATAGATAATGGTGTAGTAAGACCTGATAAAGATGTAATATCAGAATTAGCACCTGATACAGCAGCACTTAATGCAGTTCTAGCAGTAGATGCATTTGCAGAACCTGTACCACCTGCAGCTACAGGAATAGTGTCACCACTAACACCTGATTGTAAGTCTTTTACTTGTGCCATTAATGCACGAATAGCGTTGTTGATATTAGCTGGTGAACAGTTTTCATCAATGTTAATAGATGCTATATCTGTATTTAAGTCAGCACCTGCACTTGTAGATGAATATTCACTAATTTTTGTCTTTGCCATTTTTTACCCTTGTCTTAACCACGTTTCGTTTCCTGTCACAGTATCTGTCCAAGTATTATCACCAGTTTCTGTTTCAGTCCATGTTTCTGAACCACCACTTATTTGTGTCCATGTTTCTGTGCCAGTAGATATAGCACTCCATTGTTCATTACCACCAGCTTGTGTATTCCACTCATCACCTACAATGCGACCATTTGCAAATATGTTAGCTAGGCATGATACTGCACCTAGTCCATACCATATTGCATTAGGATTACAATTTAATAAAGCAGTAGCATTTACACTAGCATGACCGTCATAAACAACACCACCTAAAGCTGTTACAGTAGCATTTGCATATATATCTGCTACAGCAGTTCTTACCTTAATTCCATTACAAGTTATTGTTGCATTGCTATTTATAGCACCACTAGTGTTTCTTATTCTATAAGCATTAGTTGTTACATCAGCATAAGCGTTTATAGATGCATTAGCATATATTTCACTTGTGGCAAGTGAGCTAAACGGTATTTGCGATAGTGCAGCAAATCCAAACATTAAGCGTCTACTGCACCTTCAAATTCAGGTTTGAGCTTGATAATAGCGTATAGAGCAGAACGGTCTGCACCTGCTACATATTCATCACCTGCGATTTGAACTTTGCCTGCTGATAATGGTTGTTTTCCTTCTTCACGAGCTTCTTTATTAGCGTAGCCATAGAATGTTACTTCTGTGCCTTTGCCTTTAAAGTCCTCTTGAACTGCACCGATATTCCAGTATTCAGCGTTAATGCCAAAGTCTGTAGGTATTGATTTAATTAATGCCATTTGTTTTTCCTTTTAAAAGTTATTTAATACCGTATACTAAAATAGAACCTGCATCAAATGCATTTGCAGATGCACCAAATGTAAATGTTGTTGTGGATGTGCTAAATGTTGTTTTACCAATTACGAGTATATTAGCTCCACCACCAGAATTTACATCTGGAAATGTAGTAGTTGTATTATTTCTTACTACTCCAAATAATACTCCAGAAGATAAATCTATAGTTAGATAACCTGTAATAGTAAAAGTGGAAGTTCCTCCAAATCCAGCTAAATTAAATGTAGTAGCATTAGGGTCTGTCATGGTAAAGTTACCAAATGTACCAGTATTACTTACACCATTAATTATAAATAATACTTGTTTGTAAGAGGTTAAAACTAAACTACTTAAAGATACAGAAGTTCCTGATGTGGTTGTTATTGTACCTAGCAATGTCATACCACCTGCAGTGGAAGCAGTCCATGTAGGTGATGCACCTGTACCTGCAGATGTCATTACATAACCAGATGTTCCAGCGTCTAAACTAGCACCTAACTTAATAGCACTATTAATTGCTACGCTACCTGTTCCTTTAGGTGTTAGTGTTAGGTCTATGTTAGGGTCTGTTCCTAAAGCATTTATGCTAGGTGCATTTCCTGTAGCCGCACCTCCAGCAATTTGAATAAAGTTATAAGAATTTCTAGCAATGTTTGCGGCAGATGTTATATTTATTAATCCTGTGCCTTTTGGCGATAAAGCAAGAGTTATATTGGCGTCACTACCCTGTGGAGATATAGTAGGTTGTCCACTTGTTGCCGCACCCGTCACCTGCACATAATTAACTGCTGATGCTGTGTGGGATACTCGTAGTTGTTCTACAGATGATGATGTAGCATTAGTTAAAAACTGAATAGGAACTGCTGAACCTGTAGCAATTTGACCACTAGATGAACCAATGGCTCTTAATGAAGGTGAAGCTGTATTTGGATAGGCAGTCCAATATCCTGTTGTTGTAGCACCACCATCACCAATACGAAAACCTATGCCACTTGGTGCATATAAATCCATTGTATTACCAAGACTGCGAATAACTGTTCCACTACCCACAGTAGCATAAGCCGCCGCACTACTACCACCACCACCACTAAAGGTGATTGTAGGTTGTTCTATGTAGCCTGAACCTGCTACTGAAACTACAGGATTAAGAATACCAAATGTAAGATTGAATGTAGCACTACTTCCTGTGCCACCTGTAACTGATGCAGGGTTTGTAGGCGAAGCTGTATAATCACCGCCTCTTGTAACTGTAACCGCTGTAATTACACCACTTGAAACTGTTGATACTGTTACTTGTGCTGTTTGTGAAGCTACTGTTCCACCTGAAATCGTAAGAACATCACCTGCAGTATATCCTGTGCCACCGCTACCAATACTACTTACAGCCGCTAAAACAAGATTTGCTGTTCCTGATGCTGTTGTTCCGCCTGCAGTTGTAGGTGCAGATGCAGTCCATGTAGGTTGTGTTGTATATCCTGTTCCTGCATTTGTCCTTGTAACTGCTGTTACAGTTCCACCATTACTTATATTTACACCATTACTACCTGCGGCTAGGTCTATAGCACCTGTGCCTTTAGGTTGGAAAGCCATACTTACATTACCATCAGAACTTGCGGCGGCAATACTAAATATTGGTGCTTGTGATGCGGCAGAACTAACTATATTAAAATAGTTTACTCCTGTGCCTGTTCCATCTGCTCGTAATATTCTTTGTGCTGAACCATTTTGCAATACAATAGGTGATGTGCCTTTAGATTGTATAGCTAAAGCAACAGCCGCATCAGACCCTTGTGCAGATATTGTTGGTAATCCACCTGTAGCACTACCTGTTACTTGAACATAGTTTACGGCAGAAGCTGTGTGGGCAACTACGGCTTGTATATTTGTAGAACTAGTATTTGTAGCAAAGTTAATTGCTGATGTTCCTTTTGTTCTAATAACAAGTGGAATACTTCCATCACTACCACCTGAACTAATTAATGCTCTAGCAGATGAACCACCGCCTTGAACTTCAACATAATTTACCATTGAACTTCCAACATCTGTTGCTTTTAATGAAGTTCCATTTAGCGTATTTAAATTAACATTACCTGTGCTAATAGCACTTAATGTTAAGTCTGTAGATGATGCTGTGACTGATGGTGTTATTTCACCTGTAGATGTTAGTGTGCCTGATAAATTGACGTTACCTGATGCATCTGTGTATACAGATTTACCTGCAGGATAGGTACAAAATACATCTTTAGTACCTGCACTTAATGCTACTTTAGCACCTGTAGATGATGCTAATACGGTATCACGAGATAACGAACCTGCACTAACAGTTCCAATACCTACTTCCCATTCGCCTGCATTTTGGATAGTGTAATAAGTAGTATTAGTGTTACCGATAGCACTAGAGAATGTTTGGTATCCAGTAGAAGCACCTAAAAGCGTAAGCGAACCTGTGCCTGTGGTCGTGCTTGTTTCTTTGACCCTATCCTTTAAGACTAAAGCCATGTTTTACCTTATGCTAAAGTTACTGAAAGTGAACCAGTTGCAATTTTAAAGATGTCGCCAGTAGCAATGTCTTTAGATACGTCTAGTGGTGTATGGTATAAAAGATTACCTGATGAAGATGCGTCATAAATTCCAATCCAACCTACTGTTCCCCATGAACCTGTAGCTTGTGGAAACTCTACTGCAGCACTATTTGTAGATACACCGTTAGAAGGTGCACCAAAAGTAACTGCTGTTCTAGTGTATGAGCCACCTGATACTTCTGTGCCACTACCTGCATCTGTTGGGTCAGATGTAAACAATGCAACGTATGGTGCTGATACTGCTGTGAATGATGTTCCTCTTAATGTCACATTAATAAGTGCATTTTCAAGGTAGTTTGACATTTCTGACATAATTTATCCTTATCGTGTAGCTAATGAAATGACCATTGGTGCTGATGGATTCTCACTAGCACTATCTGATACTGTTAATGAATTGACACCTCTGTCATATAGTGTTGCCCATGTTTGAACTCTTGCATCATTCATAAGATATGGTTCTGCTTCACCTAAAGATGCGTATAGTAATAAGTCTGGGCAGTTAGCCAAGAATACATTAGATGAGTTTGTTGAACTTAAATATGTAGGTGCTGCGTAATAAACCATTTTAAGTGTGTATGCAGAGTCTGGAATTGGAGCAAATTGAAATTCTGAACCCATAACAGTATAGTTTTTAGGTGCACCAACATCTAATGTTGCAGCTTTAGTATTTCTGTAGAAATTACTTGGGTTTTGGTAAATAAGTGTTTGAATTGGACTTGATTCAATATGAATATCACGCATTTCTAAAAAGTCACTAGGTAATGCTACTGTTGGGTCATTAGCAGTCATGCTTGTTGTAACTACTTTTAGCATAGGTCTAATGCGTAAATCACGTCTTAATCTATTTTCTGCTAATTGTATAAAAAGTGGGATTTGTGTTGTCAAATCTGTACGAGCCAAGTAGTCGGCAATCGTTGACTGCAAATCTGTATAGTTAGTTATAGCCATTATATGCGACCTGTCCTTGTTCTAAATGCTCTGTTATCTGGATTATTTAACCATGCTTTGAATCGTGGCATATCTATGACAGTAAAACCACGAGTAATACCTTGTTTTTCTAATTCTTGGAATACTACCAAAGGAATAGACGCTACTTTATTGCCAAATGAATCATCACTCCATCTTTTACGTTCATCATTTTGTGCATATTCAGATTTATTGGCTTCAATAATGCCAGTAACATTTTGCGAATGTGCAATAACTAAATTATCACCATCATCATGGAAAGATGTTTGTGAAATACCATTATCAATTACTTTATCTGTCATATTTATCCTTTTCTGTTTATAACTCTTATTAAAAGCTATAAAGAGAAAGCCCTATTGCTAGGGCTAACTCATACTGATTAAGTTAAATCAGAGATAATGCCGTGTGCTGCTTCGTTCTTAACTTCTAGTGTGTATTCTACTAAAAGTTGAGTAAGTTCAGCGTCACCAACTTGAGCAAGCTCATTAGTTTGGAATGGGCGTAGGTAAGCTACTGCAGCCATTTCTGTATCTAATAAGAAAGCTGTGTCATCATAGTCAGCATTAGGAATGAAACGGTCTGGAACAATTTGGATAATACCAAAGTCAGAAACGTAAACATCTGCTGCGTTGATGATTTGAGCTTGTTGGTTAGCTGGTACATCTCTGTAACGAGTTGCAATACCAGAGAATGTAGAAGCCACAACTTTTTGAGCTGGTGTTACTAATAACAATGTTGGTGAACCACCGTTT